CACCCGATGCAGACGCAGATGACTTTATTGCCTTTGAAGACCTCACTGAAGAAGTAGTCATCGGATGGGTCAAAGAGTCACTCGGCGGTGCTGAGAAAGTTGCTGAGATTGAAGCGGCTATCCAAGCCAAGATTGATGAGCAGAAAAACCCGACAGTAGTTTCTGGACTGCCTTGGGCTTGATACAATAGTGGCCGAAACCAACCGGGAGTAGGCCATGAAAACTGAAGCCACGAAACATGCGATTGACGCGGCCAGTGTGGTCACTGTCGTTGGCGCACTCAATGATTGGCTGCCACCTCTGGCTGCTCTTTTCACAATCATCTGGACCACCATCCGCATCTACGAAACCAAAACCGTGCAAGGCATCTTGTTCGGCAAACAGGGTGATGACTAATGGACCCGATCACTGCACTGGCTGCATTCAATGCCAGCTATGCAGTCGTGAAAACGGCGGCGCAGAATGCCGGTGAGATCACCGATATTTTTGCCAACATCGGCAAGATGATCCAGGCGAAACAAGCCGTCGAAAAAAGCATTCCCGACGATCCCGAAAAATCCGACCTGGAACTGTACGCGAATCGCGTACAGATGGAGCAGAAGTGGCAGGAAATCGTCGAAATTTTGAAGTGGACCGGCCACTGGGATGGATACCAGAAATTCGTGCAGGAAAGGCGTGAAGCCGCACGGCAGGAAAAACTGGCAGCAGTGCGCGAAAAGATGCGCAAAAAGAAAATGATTGAAGACATCGCCATTATCGTTGGCGGGATCGTCGCAACGGTGGCTGTTATAGTTACCTTTTTATGGGGAATTGGTCAGTTCAAAGGAGGCATGTGATGTGGATGTTATTCGTGATCGTATTAGAGGCTGATCGTTATTTTGTGTCGCCACAAGGCCCATTCCCGACAATGGAAGTTTGTTTTGAGGCACGGGAAATGATTATGAATACCGCACCACAACCGAAGATAAACTATGAAGCGGTTTGTGTTCAGACCGATCATAACATTGGAGGCGCGTGATGCCGGTTTTGAACTACAACACCACATCCAGCCGCGATCCTTATTTTGACATCTCACGCGGCATTCGGCCTGATTGCCAAGCGGTTCATTTATTCGGAATCAATACGAACATTGGCACCAGTTTTGAAACGCTTTATGACAACGGCGGTGGTATCTACACGTTTCCGGCTGCAAAAGATACACTGACAGTCGCATCCACATCGGGCGATGACACGATGCAAGTTCGCATCACTGGACTCGATGATCAGTGGCGGGAGATCAGCGAGGTCGTGACGCTGAATGGAACGAACGACGTAGAGACGACCACGGAGTTTTTCCGCGTCAACGACGCACGCATTCTTGGCGGCAACAACGTGGGCGACATTACGATCGATCACGGCAACAACACGGTCGCGTACATTCAGGCGGAAAAAGGTGTGCATCAGGCGATCATCTATTCGACGCCAGCTGGTCATTCTCTTTACATCTGCACCGTCAAATTCGACGGAACGATCGGACTCTTTGGCACGATGCGTTTTCGCGCAATGTTGCAAGACCCAGCCAGTGACGATCTGGTCTTGCATTTCTGGGACTCGATCGCACGCACCGATCTAGATTTTGATTTGACCGTACCATTCAAGGTTCCGGCGAAACGTGATTTTAGCATCGAAGCACGCGGCACATCAGGCACAAACCAGATCGCATGTTATTTATCTGCGGTCTTAATGGAGGATTAAATGTTCGGAATCATCAGCAAAATTTTGGGATCAGGCGACGTTATCAAAAAAGGCATGGACCTGATTGACGACATGCACACGTCGGACGCTGAGTCGATCGCTGCCAAAGCAAAAGCGAAGACTGACCTATTGCAGGCATATGCTCCGTTCAAGGTCGCCCAGCGGTACTTGGCACTGATGTTCGGGTTCACATTTTTGCTAACCTATGTCCTGGTCTTGGCGATGACGCTATCAGGCCAAGGCGATCCAAACGCAGTCACGCAAGTGATGGAGCAGTTCAGCATCAACTACGCGATGCTGATCATTTTGGGTTTCTACTTTGGCGGCGGGGCCGTCGAAGGGTTCATGGATAAGCGCAAAAAATAGGAATCAGCATGGCGATCAACATGAAGCAAATGGCGAAGCAGCTGGAATTGCATGAAGGGCTGCGACTCAATCCATACTATTGCACGGCAGGGAAGCTCACGATCGGAATCGGACGCAACTTAGAATCCAATGGCATCAGCAAGGCGGAAGCGTATTTCATGCTGGAAAACGATCTGATTCGCCTGGTGGCGGAACTGGATGATCAGATTCCATGGTGGCGTGACCTGTCAGAGACACGCAGACGCGTTCTGGTGGACATGGCGTTCAACCTTGGCACCTTTGGTCTGATGAAGTTCAAAAACACGCTGGCGGCGATTCAGGGCGGTGACTACGCCACAGCCGCACAGGAAATGCTGGACAGCCGGTGGGCTGAACAGGTCGGGCAACGCGCCAAGACGCTGGCCAGTGCCATGGAAACGGATGTCATGGACATCTAAATGATCAGGTCGTGGCGGGACGCATCCAGATATTCCGCCACCTATTACTGCACCGGGAAACCTTGTAAGCATGGCCACCTATCACCGCGTTTCGCATCGAACAAGGCGTGCGTTGCGTGCGAAACCGCACGGCGCACCATCCTTACACCTGAAGCCAAAGAGCATCAGCGCGAGCAGCGACGAAAACACGAAGCCGCCCGAAAAGACCGAAAGCGCGAATACGCACGCATCTGGTATCGACGAAACAAAGAGCGCATCAAAAAGCAACGCCAAGCGCACCCCAACTACCACCGACGACTACGATCCGCCAACGAGCAATACCGAAAAGCGTGCAGACGCGCAGACATCTTTCGGCACGACCTAGAAATCCAGCACCGGATCGATCTGATCTATGACGAAATGAAAGCCAGGAACAAGGCCGGTGAAGACGTGGTGGTCGATCACATCATCCCGATCAATAATGAACTGGTGTGCGGGTTGCACCTACCCTGGAACATGCAGCTGCTGTCACGCAGCGACAATTCAATCAAGTCAAACGATTTCGATCCCGACCATGATTTTCTGGATATAAAAAAGCCGCCCGAAGGCGGCACATGAGGGAATTCAAGTAACCATGAATCCCTTGCATTTTCGGTTATAGAGTCTTGATTTGCAAACTTTTTAGTCGCACTGAGTACGCATCCTTGGCGGGAACCACCCGTTCGGCTTGCGCTTTATAATTTCGCATCGGCCATTTGACTAGGTATCTTCCGCAGCGTGCAGTTTCTGCATCCTGCATTTGCTGCATAATTTCGGTTTGCAGAACGTCGATTTCATTCTTGATGCTTTTTTCATCCTCGCGTAGTCGCAAAAGTCGTTCCACTCGATCATCGTATTCAGCGAGTTCAATGTCACCAGCAGCTGATGAATAGGTTTTTGATGCGTCATCCGCGTTCACCGGTTTGTACATGGTTTCGCTTTCGACCCTATCACGGAAGTCATGACAAATTTGGCGAATGCGATCCTGCATTTCGGGATCGGCGCGATAGATTTTGATGTGGCGTTCGATACTGCGATGCAGTGTGATCAAGATGCCAAATTTGGCGTTTATCGCCATCATCTGCATTTGCAGCTGCACCGGTCCGCGGTAAAGCGGAATGTCATCACGGCGAAAATCCGAAGTGCATTTGCATTCGATCGGTATCGGTCCGCTTATTTCGATGGACGATTCGCCGCCATCAATTTCAACAACGTCATCTGCGAAGATTGTAGTTGGGACAGGGCAGTGGGTAAGACCGTCCAGACTGCATTGGAAACTGCCGTCTTCAGCGGTATAAACGGGCGGGGACAGTTCCGGTTCAGGGAGTCCCAGCATTTCACATGCAGATTCCACCAACGGCGGTTCCAGTAAGTTGCCCACGATGCCTGGTTCACCCAGATCGAAGCGATCAAATTGTCCATGTTTTGCATTGATACTTTTCCTAAGTTCGTCGTTTGGTGTTGAATAGGGATGTCCATCGCCATACTGCCAAAGATACAGGACAGGAATTCGTGACCCAGACAACAACCGATCATCAGATAATTTGCCAACCATTTTCTTTTCCCCCATGTAAAAAGATTTGACATCCCGATGATGACCGTTCAGCATTCCGGTGTAAAGGAGTTTTACACATGCACATCGAAGAACTAATCAAAAAATTTGGCGGTCCATCAAAGATGGCCGTCACGCTGGGCGTAACACGCCAGGCGATCTATTACTGGCGGAAGCAAGGCAAGTTGCCCGATCTGCGCCAGATGCAAGCGGAAATCAAACTGAAGGAAATGCAGCAATGAGATTTTTTCTGTTCGGACTGACCCTGCTATTTATCGGGTTGAAACTGACACAGCACATCGCCTGGTCATGGTGGTGGGTGCTATCACCTTTATGGTTGCCAACGGTCGTTGCAGTTGCGATCCTTCTGATCTTGACGGTATTCTCGCAAACCTTTCGCACGAACTTTAGTGACAGCCTAAAGCGTCACCAAGCAGAGGCGAAGTGGAAGCGAATCCAAAAACAACTGAAATTCAAGGATTTTGAAGCATGAAACGCGAAAAGATTATGCGGAAGTTGAAAAAGGCATACATCAAGATGCTGTCAGCCTATGCGCGGCGGAAGTTAGCCAAGGCGTATGAATTAGAAGACAAAGCGATCCTGCTAGAACTGGAACTGAAAGAAAGTGATCTATCAAGCAAAACTTAATAGTTGGTTTAACAAATTTGTTATTTCCGGCGTATGACTACGCATATTTGATTTTATATAAACCGAACCGAACGGGACGATGTGAGTCGCAATACTTTTGAGTATCAAGAAATAAACCCGAACGGGAGGAGAAAAACGCATGAAGACAGAAACAGGGCTGTCCAACAAGTCCAATAAAATGGCCATTAACGGTCATAAATGTCCAATAGGATTGAAGGACAAGAACGCATGAGTGGCAAAGGCGACAAACCAAGGCCGGTCGATCCGAAGAAGTGGGCCGACAACTATGAACGAATTTTTGGAAAAAAGAATGAGCGCGAAAAGCAGAAATAAAGGTGCATCTGGGGAACGCGAACTGATCAAGGCGATCTACGATCTGACCGGCATCGAGTTGACGCGGAACTTCAGTCAGGCATCGGCTGGCGGTCATGATCTGATTGGGCTGGATGATTGGGCGATTGAGTGCAAACGATACGCAATGGTCGATCAAGCAGCCAAAAAGATGTGGTGGCGGCAAGCCGTGGCGCAAGCTCGGCGTGTCGGTAAAAAACCGGTGGTCTGTTATCGCGCAGATCGCCAACCATGGCGGTGCATCGTTCCCTATCCCGAACACGCCACATTGTTCGATTGGGAAGATTTTAGATGCGCAGCCGACATCGACCTGGAACTGTTCTGCGGAATCATCCGGGAAGAAATCGAAAGTTAATGAGGAAAAAACCAATGAATCTTTCACAAGTATCAAAAGGCGGCAAGATAAAACCGCCAAGGGTGCTGGTTCACGGCCCAGCCGGAATCGGCAAAACAACATTCGGTGCGCAAGCACCATCGCCTATTTTCCTGCCGATCGAAGACGGTCTTGGCAAGTTGGAAGTCGATTGTTTTCCAACGCCCACCAAATACGAAGACGCGAAAGCGGCACTGGATGCGTTGATCAACGAAGAACATCAGTACCGCACCGTGGTCGTCGATTCACTTGATTGGCTGGAACCGCTGATCTGGAAGCACACTTGCGAAAAGAACAACTGGCAGTCGATCGAACAGCCAGGCTATGGACGCGGGTATGTGGAAGCGTTGCGCTATTGGCGGGAGTTTTTGGATCGCCTGAACTATTTGCGCGACCAAAAGAAGATGGCGGTCATCATGGTGGCGCACACCGCGGTCAAGCGGTTTGAAGCACCGGATTCCGAAGGATACGACCGCTATGTGATCAAGTTGCAGCAGAAAGCGTCTGACCTGGTGTCGGAAAATTCTGATTGCATCTTTTTCGCCAAGTGGGAATCCAGCACGTTGAAGGTCGAAGAAAAAGGCCGACAGCGCACCCGCGGGGTTGGGCAAGGCAAACGTGTCATGCACACCGAAGAACGCCCAGCATGGGTTGCCAAAAACCGGTATGGATTGCCGGAAGAAATGACCTTTGATTGGTCTGAATTTATGAATGCACTGAAAGGAACCAAGTAATGTTTGATGCAGAAGCAATGTTGAAGGGCGCAGAAACGCCAAACTATGGACCGCTGCCAGCCGGATGGTATGACGCGACGATCAATGGTTTTGTGATGAAAACATCGCAAACTGGAAACGAATATCTGAACGTCGAATATCAGACCGATAAGGGTCGCGTTTGGGACATCATGAACATCAAACACAGCAAGGATCAGGTGAAGCAGATCGCCATGGAACAGCTGGCGCGTTTGTGTTTGGCGGCTGGGTTCCGGTCGATCAAGAATCCAGAAAATCCTGAAGAACTGGTCGGGCAGAAAGTGCGCGTGCTGGTTGATGTGGATGGTTCATACAACCGCGTGAAAGCGTTTGAAAAAGTGGGTGAAAAAGTAACACCTGAGCAGAAGTTGTACGGTCAAGCACCGGCACCTGCTGCACCGGCAAACGTAGACGACGAAATCCCATTCTGATGGCGGGGTCAGTCTTCACTGACCCAATCGCTGCTTTCGAGGAAATGGAGTTTTTGGTGCATGAACGGCAAAAGCCGTTCTGCATCATGCGGTTCCCTGACGGCAAAATTTGGGTCAAAGAACTAAACAGGGTCATATTGTATGAACACATCATCGCATCACTGCATCCAACTCACACCCAGCGAAATGATGCAAGCGGGGCTAGTGGGCCTTATGCGTGGCGTAGGTTCGGTAAAAGCCGGAAAAAAACATCGGTTCGGGGTCGATCCAGTGGACAGTTGGAGTATACAAATCGAGGGTGCCATGGGGGAGATGGCAGCGGCGAAAGTGATGCGCCGGTACTGGTCCGGCACCGTGAATACTTATGACCACGACGATCTGGATGGCATCGAGGTCAGGACAGCGTTCAAGCATTCGCATTCGCTGATCCTGCACCCGACCGATCCTGATGATCTGCCGTTCGTACTGGTCACCGGCATGAATGGCGAATATAAAGTGCAGGGATTTATCTTGGCGAAAAACGGAAAACAACAACAATTTTGGCGTGACCCCTGCGGGGGTCGCCCAGCGTTTTTTGTACCGCAATCTGCACTACAAAACATTGAGGAAATCCATGAATATCGAACACATTGCCCAGACGCTGGGCCTGAAAAAATATGGCAGTGAATACAAAGGTCCATGCCCGATTTGTGGCGGGGATGATCGGTTTCACGTCAAAAAGGGTCAGCGCACCGACCTGATCTTTTTATGCCGTCACGGTTGCCGGTTTTCGGACATCATGCGCCATCTTGAAGAATCTGGGTTGGTGCCGAAGACCGACTATGTGCGCCCACAGTATCTGCAAAGCGATCTGGATCACTGCGATGCGCTGATCATGGTGTGCAAAGGCAACATGGAAAAATCGTTTGAGTTCCACGCATCGGACATGCTGGCGTTGTCGCGGATGGTGTCAAAGGTCGATCCGAACCGCCAAAAGCAGCTGCACGAACTGATGGACCGGATGCGCGGGTGTCTAAATGGATGATTTCGAAAAATACGTCCAGGCGTTTGAGAATTCACCGTTTCAGGGATTAGGCACCGGCGAATGGGACGAACGGGTCACGATGCCTGAATGGATGCTGGACAAACTGATTCCGGCGGGATCGATCGGCATGTTGTTCGGACCGAATAACAGTGGCAAGTCGCATTTGGTGTGCGATCTGGTAGTGTCGATGCGCAACGGTCACCGCCAATGGCAGGGGCATGATTTGTCCAGTGGGCCGGTCGTGATGTTTTCAGAGTCACATGGACACATCAAAGCGCGTCTGAAAGCGTATATAAACCACCTAGGCGGACGCAAAGTGTTTCCCCTATACACGCACCCCACCATGAGCATCGAACCGTCTCAGATCGAATTTCTGGCGGCTTGGCTGCGGATGCTGCCACAGCGTCCGATGATGGTGATCTTTGACACGTTGTCCACGTCATTCCAACTGGAAGAAAACGACAACCGTGAAGCCGCCAAGCTGATGAAGTTGCTGGAGCATCATGTGCTGCCAGCGATCGATCCACTGGGTTGCGTGCTGATCGTTCACCACACGTCGAAGGTGTCCGAAGGGCGTTCCGCCAGGGGTGCATCGGCATTGGTGGATAACATCGATTTTTCGATCAACGTGCAGTGGGACAAAGACATCGAGCGCACCGTGGCGAAATGGGAGAAGGATCGCTGGCGGCTGATCGACCAGGCACCGCAATGGGCGGGTGAACCGCACAAGGTGCCTGTCGAGTTCACCAACGGCGAAACGGAAATGATGGTGTTGGAGTGGTCCGAACATTCTGATGAGGCCAAAGAACTAGCCAAAGAATTGCAAAAAGACATGCAGATGAATGAATGGAAGGCCGCCATCAAAGCGCAGCTGACCAATCTGCCAGCGTATGTGCATTATCCGAAACATCGGGTGCCAGATGGTCATGTGCCGTTCGTGTTTCCGAAGGAAATCCCCAGCCAACAGATTCCGACTTTGAGGGAGTGGATGGAAGCCGAAATGGAGGTCAAACCGGCCTTCAGTAAACGTGGCAAAAAGTGCGGATTTTTTGTTGTTGTCACCACCAAATCCCCTAAGTAAATATGGTGGCAACAACAAACTTTTTTAGAAGACAAAAGTGACAGTAAGAAAGGGAAAGTTAGCACCAGTAAGGGGGATTAAAATCCCCTTACTTACTGGACGCTGACGCTTACTAACATCCCCTGATTTCAACTGTCACTAATGCTGGCGGTAAAACATGAGACTGAATCGATACGACCAACCTGTCCTGGCGGTGATAAACGCTGCGAACAATCTAGTGGGGCAAACCGTCCACGCGGTTTACTTCCGGGACGAGTGGCGAGCGCAGGGTGGCGGTGATGGAAAGATGTGGGACGCACTCGATCTTGTGGCGGAATGTCACCCAGAGGCGATTCAGATCATTTATCAGACGAAGCCGTGTTCGTATGTGGAAGTGTTCATCAAGGTTCTTGAACCTATACAACTAAAGTATAAGTAAAAAAACTTTACACCATGAGTCAGATAGACCACCATTCAACTGTCGAATCAAAACAAATAGGGAGTACGACATGGCACATTTATCTTATAACGGCGTTTGCGAAAAGCGGTCTTTCAAGCAATGGTGCGCGGACAATGGCATCGAAGTTGTCACAGCATGGGATGCTGGGATGTATGGCAACATCACCTATAAGGTGCGCGTTGCTGGCAAATTGTTGATCGCATCTGCCTATCAATCTCAGCATGGCAATTTCACTTTTGACCTCAGCACGGATTCGCGGGAAGCTGCGACTGAAAATGCTGGCTGCACATTACGCGTCGGCCAGGTGCGAGTTAAGCCAGGTGATACGATTTATGAGGAAGATGGTCGCGTGATCACTGTTGGAAAATTTATTGGTAATTTTTGGCAAGCCTGGGATCAAGACGGCAAGCCTGTCTGGAATTACAGACGCTTTGTTCATCCGGAGGCCGCGTAAGCGGCCCAGGGGGAAATCATGGAATTGATCGAAGCGTTGGTATATGTGATCGGATTCTTCACGATCTGGGGCGCAGTGGTCGGCATGACCTGGGCGATCGACAACTGGGTTGTGAAGCCGATTCTGGGTCGCACTTTAATCAAACCGGAGTTCTGGCAATAAATGCCAGACTCCCTTTTCATTTCCGGTTTGGTGATTTTCACTGTAAACTTTCTTTACTTTACATGGGTCGCCATTCAATGGGGGAAGTATGAACGACATGGTGAACAATCCAGACCACTACGCGAGTCAGGTCGGAAACGAGATTGACTGTTTGACGGCAATGCACGCGATGGCGGGTGATGAAGAATTCGCTGGGCATCTGCGCTGTCAGGTTTTCAAATACATCTGGCGGTACAAACTGAAGGGTCGTGAAGTTCAAGACCTGGAAAAAGCGATGTTCTATCAGAACCGTCTGAAGAACCTAACGATCCAGATGATCGAAAAGAAAGCGCAGAAAGATCAGATCGAACGCATGAACATCATGGCGGAAATTCACGAAGGCATGGATGAGTAAAAAAGCCCCCGCCCCTATAATGGGCGCGAGTTCGTTTTTTATTTAGGGGTGGGGTATGCCAGCGAAAATCCAGTTCAAGTCGAACATTCGCCAGTTTGCGAAGAAGTTGCCGGACCAGCTGAAGAAGCAGCTGCCATTCGCCACATCGGTTGCATTGAACGAAACGGCGCGGTTGGTTGCAAAGACTCAGCGCGTTAAGGCCAAACAATTTTTTGACCGCCCCACCCCATTCCTGCTGAACGGTTTTACAACATTGAAGGGTAGGGGGGGTAATTTTAATGGCATCAGATCGACCAAGAAAAACCTGTCCACGCTTTTGATCCCAGGTTATTTAAGTTTCCGCGGTTTTACAGATGCGGGGCTACGCATCAACAAAGTTGTAAAAACACAATCAGAGGGGGGTACACGTCTTCCATTTAATCGCGCCCTAGTCCTACCCGTGGCACGGGGTCAAAAGAACCGGTACGGCAACATCCCGAACAAACGTGTTGAACAGTTGTTGCAAAAGCCAAATGTTTTCCAGGCGGGGAGGGCGCAGGGTCTTCCGCCAGGAATTTATGAACGGCGTAGGCGCGGGGGGTTGAAAATGTTGATTGCCTACGAACCGCGTGCGCAATACCGGCCACTGTTCCCTTACTACCGGATCGCAGAAGGTGTTGCGAAATCGCAGTTCAATCGAGAATTTGAAAAAGCGTTCAAGAAAGCAGTCATGACAATGAGGATCAAGTAATGCATTTTCCGATCATTCATTCCAGTTTGGATCTAATCGACCCTGCATGGCCCCCCGCTTTAGGTACTTTCAGCCTTTGCCGATTGCGGGT